GCCAAGGGATTCACCCCAAGCCGCCTGCCCCCAGACTCCGCGACCCCAGCCGCCTAAGTAGACCGTGGCATTAAATACCGCAACACCCGTCTCGCCCGTAGCACTAAGCCCAGTAACCGAGACAATCGCATCTGCCTGAGCATCCGCCGTACCAAGACCCGTAGTGGCTTCAACACCCGTAAGGGTAACAACCGCACTAGCTGCAACACCTACTGTCCCTACAGCACCGGTACCGACTGGCGTGGCATTACCTTCGCCCCACGAATCAGTACCCCAAGAGCTGTATCCCCAACCGGAGACTGGGACAATAACGTCAGCCATCTAAGTGCCTTAAGCGATACGGATAATCGCGTTGCTCGCGTCAGCAGCAGGGAACACAATAGTGAAGTCGCCCGCAGTAGAGGTCTTGTCCGCACCAAAGTCCAGAACCGCAACAGCAGGGTTAGTGCCGCCGTCAGCCAAGTAGATCAGTGCGCCGCGAGCCGTAATAGTCGCTGTAGACCACGTAGTATCTGCAAAGTCCAAAAACGCTGTGGTGCCTGTAGACGCGGGATTAGCTGAGATAGTCAGCGTGTTTCCGCCCGCCGAATAGCCTGTGCCTGAAACTTCGTTAGTAGCCGAATACGCAGTAGTAGTCGCATCTAGCGTAGCTGACGAAGTAAATAGAGCAATCTTGAATGTCTGTGTTGTGTCGCTGCTGAAGTCGAAAGTGCCATCAAGCACGCCAACTTTGAACGATGTAACCATAGCTTGTGTGATAGCCATTTCTCTTTCCTCTTAAATTAACGCGGTTCAATCCTAAGCTGACCAGAGCGGTACATATCTTCCCGCAGCTTGCCATCGCCCAAGTTCTTTAATAACGCAATAGCGTCGATATACATCTTCTGGTACAGGGCCACCATATCCGGCTCACCCTTAATAAAGCGTATGGCCTCGACCAAAGCGCCGTTAAGCAGTGCGGAGTCAAACTCCTCGCCCAACCAAGTAGTACCGGCGGTGACAATAGACTCAGGGTAGTACCCGTAATGCAGCTCAACCTCGTAGCTAGCGTCCGGTGTCGGACCTACAATAAATGCCGAGTCGTCAAAGACCCCGTAGTGCTTGGGTGCGCCAGTATCCGTTGGGCCGGGATACGCTTCTCGTATGAAGTTAACGTCTTTGTTCAGCAAGTATGTGTAGTTGCCGTCACCGTCAATAACCGCCAAAGAGAAGGGGTACAAGAAGTCTGTAGGGTACACCAAATACTTGTTACCAGAGGTCAGGTTACCCGTCTGGTTTTTACGCAACGCAGGAATCTGAACAGTGTTATATATCTTCTGCTCAGCCTGATCGGTAAACATAGCAAGTTGGTCGTCCGTAAACGACTGCTCACAAATGTCCTCGATATTGGTTTTAAGCTCGGTGTAATTCACCTGCTACTCCTTAACCCATTGGGCCTCGGGCCATAGTACCTTTAGTCGCCGCACCCGTGCCGCGCATCTTAACGCCGCTAGTCTTCATGTCTTTGGGCGGCTGGTTGCAGCAGTCAGCAACGCTGTACTTTACTGGCTCATTCGGATGCTCGATGATCTTCGGAACCTTTACGTTTGATCGTGACTTCATTTTCATTTCTGTCTCCTAGCTCGTAGTTACTGTTACCGTGCCTACGGCGCCTCTGCCTTCTAAATTGTCTGGCGTAAGTCCAAAAGGATCGTTTAGCCCTACTGGGTCCCATCCCCATTGAATATCCCTACTTACCGTGAGTTCCGCAGAATCTGGTCTGGGGTCGCGTATAGCTTGTGGATCATCTACTGGGAACTCCCCCAACCTGTTCTGTGGTTGATCTGGATTCCAACACTCGGGGCATGCCTTGATGTTGGTCCGGTTGTCCTTTCTTACTAACTCTTTGAGTTCTCTAAGTTTATACTGAAACCCACAAACATCACAGATGGCTAGTGCATTTTGTCCAGACGCATACTTGTGTCCCATAGTTACCTCACACTAGCAATACGGGGCACCAAACTAAGCGACGCCTTTTCTCTGTCCTCACCTGCCGCTAGCTCAAACTGCCTCTCGTACTCTGTCTGTAGCATAGGAATACGGGGCATCAGTTCGGGGTCTTTTTGCGCTATGTAATACGCAAGCCCTGCAACGAGGCAGGGCAAGAAACGGAAGTTAACATCAGCGGTCTGTATACCGCTTCCCGCATCCTCAATACGGCGCATACGCCAGTATTTCAAAACATAGGTGCTAGACGCGTCCGGCACAGGCCACACAGTCACCGAAGGGTTAGCCTGCCCACGATCTACATAAAGTTGTATTGGACGGCCCTCAGAGAGCTTGTTGGGGATGCTGGCGTATGTGGAGACACTGATTCGAGTAATGTTCAGGTCAGACTGTGTGGTGACGTTGCCATCGCCTGTACGAACCACGTGCTCAAGTAAATCAATAGTATCGGCTGGAAGATCGTAAGTGGCTGTCCCATCTACTAAATTTACGCTGCCTTCTTCGATGGTCCACATGTTGATGCCACGGTTCTGCCACTCAATAGTAAGCAGGTTCATGGAGCGCCTAGCTGTACGTAGGTCATAACCAGAACGCATCTCACGACCGGCACGCTCCCACGCTTCTTCCGCAATCTCGGTGAAGTCCATGTTGAACGCTGTAGTGCCAGAAGTCGCCATTATTTCTTCTTCCTTTTCAAAGGTTTAACCCTTTTGGGTTTGCCCGCCGGTTGTCCTAGGCGCTTCTTCTGCGCTACGCGGGACTTCTTTTCTGCCGCTGTCATCTCACCAGAGGTCTTAGGCGTTTTACTGGAGACTCGTTTAGAGGGCCTACAGTACGGGGTTCCCCGCTTCTCGCCCGCTTTGCGGCCACAGGCTTTGCCGGTTCGGACATCTTTCCAGTCCTCTTTGAACCAGCGCTTTAGGGCTTTGCCCTTCTCTGTCTTACGAACGGCCACTGGACTTATTGCCCCAGTTCTTAGCGCCGACTTTACGGCACTTGGCTATCGCCCCAGAAGCGTAGGCGGAAGGAAAGACTTTATAGCGTGCCTTTACCTTGCGGTAGCACTCGTCCTTCACCGTACCGCCCTTTTTAAAGGCGACGGGCTTCATTTTGCCCATGCCTCTACACTTCATCATCGCATCTGGCCCCTAGTGTGGCCCTTCTTGCAGATGCCATCACCGCGAACACAGCCGCCAGCTTTGTAACCTTTAACTTTGCCGCCCATGGCCATTTTGCCTACACCGTCAGCCGCGTAGAATGGGACTTTCTTACCGCCCTTTTCTACCATTTTCAGTGGGCCACCAGCTTTGTAGCCTTTACCAGACCCCATTGCCATGCCGCCTTTCGACAGACGTTTTGTTCCGCAACCAGCCATAATAGCCTCCTACCATTTAACTTTGTCAGCCCAGTAGGCTGCGCTCATTTTACCTTTAGCGATGTTCTTGCCGTGACGGGCCTTAAACGATTTACGCTTGGCCTTCATCTTAGCAGACTCGCCCTTTTTGGGTGCCCCAGCGGTTTTAGCGCCTTTCTGCCCAAAACGAATCACCTTCTCCTTCCCGCCCTCGCAAGCCTTCACAATGTGGGACTTTTTGGGGTGAGAAGGAGTACGTCGCGGCTTATTGCAAGCCATCGCTTTCTTGTCTACTTGCTTAGCCATTAGCTGTAGAACACCGTCATCGCAGTGATATTCGTGAGCGCAGTAATAACCACGTCGTTCTCACAACGAATACCATAGTCTGGGATGTTAATAGAGTGCGAATCTTCTGTGGCAAAGTCGATGTCTAGTACAGTAGCCCCACCAGAGCCGTCAGTAATAGTTAATCGACCCGCACCAACAGCACTAGTAAGCACTTGGACTTGGCGTACACGAGCGGGGCCTACGCCCAAGCTACCGGTACCACCAGCAGCAACCCGTTTGGTTCTAATATCTGAACTAGACATAGGTCTCTCCTCTAGTTAGTAAGGATTAACCTGCTGATATAGTAATAGTACCGGCATTGTTCCACAGAGCACCGACAACTTCGGGGTCTGTTTCGGGAAGAATGATATAGCCTGTTACGTTACCAGTCACATCGCCAGTTACGTCGCCAGTAGTATCACCTTGGAAGCCGTTAGTCGAGATGACTGGGCCTGTAAAAGTGGTGTTAGCCATTTGAGAATCCTCACATGCGAGTTAATTTGG